TGAACTGCTCATTTTGGGTGTTTTGAACGTCATTTGCCTGCTTTCTATCGTGTCTTTGGGCCTCTGGCTTAGGATCGAGCTAGCAAACATGCTGGAATTACTCGATGAACGCCTGGCTATGGCACTCAAAAGCACGATAGATCGGCTCATGGATGGGGGGATTGGTGACTTCGAGCCGCCGAACCCGATCCAAGGTGCGATAGCACAGCTCATACAAGGCATGGCGGCTCAGAAGATGAACACAATCGACGCCGTTGTTACGCAGAGAGCCCCTGATGGTAAGTTCGAGTAGACAATTGACCACTTTCAATAGGATTAATAGCGACTTCGTTCAGTTTCGAGGTCGATGGCACGCAGAAGGAAGAAGTCACGACGCCGAGGTCCGAAGACAATCAGCCTCATCAACCTCGCAGAGAGCTACGCCTACGCGTCCGTCCTGGTCGGCGGCGTCGCCAACAACACCCCAGTCGGATTCATCGGATTCGACGGCGCTGGTGGTTCAGCACTAGCGACCACGAACGGTGGAGGTAGTGTTTCACTCTCTTCCCTGGTCGCTGACCCCGGATCGTCTTTCGACGCCATGCAAACAAACTTCATGGCATCGTACCAGGCTATGGCTGTCCAGGCAATAGGGATCGGCATCACCTTCAAGTTCGCTAAGAAGCTACTGAGGAAGCCCATCGCTAACGTCAATCGCAATATGATGAAGCCCCTGGGCATCGGAGTGAGGTTGTGATTCTATGGCAACAACCACGTGCGTAGGGAATCTGGCTTGTAGTGACGGGACGAACATCCCGCTGAAGCTCGAAGTCGTTGAAGGGACTGAGACATCCCTGACAACTGACACCGTGTACACCGTCAGCGCGATCAACATCGGTGACTATGCTCCTGGCAAGACCGTCACTCATGGACTCGTGTCTGGAAGCGTCGGCATCTCATACGCTTACATCCTCAGGCAGGGCGTCGTGGCTGCAAACATCGCCGTCTGTGTGAAGGGAGCATCTACCTTCACTCCGAGGTTGTGGGCTCCCTTTACGCTCCAAGCCGGCGATCTCCTCAAGGTGATGACCCAGACTGCCGCAGACCGAGGTGCTAGTCTCGCCGTCTACACCAACCAGGGAATCTCTAGGATCTTCCACGTCACGCCCAGCGGCGGCGCCACTAACGAACTGGTGGACATCCAGACCGGTAACAGCATCGGCGACACTCTGCAGGGACAGACATGCGTTTCCGCCACTTTTATCACGATTGACGCAGCTCTCATCGAAACCAATGGAGCTTACATCGTCGACGCCCTGGGCAACGTCGTCGGATCAGTCACCGACACCGACCCGGCTACTCAACAACCACTGCCGGCGGATCTCAGCGCACCGGTGAATCTGAATTTCAAAGCCCAGTTCCTCACGAGTGCTTAGGGGTGAGAAATTGGCGAGGATGACTAAGGCTGCTGGCCGCAGAAGACTCGCGGAGATTCTCTCGAAGGCGAAGAAGCTCTATCTTCGTGATTTCATCTCCACCAAGGACCTCGACAGCATCGAGAGAATAGCCAAAATGCGCTCGAAGCAGCTCAAGTGAGATGGCTGCGGTGTCAATAACAGTCGGTGGTTTTGACGGAACTGGTCAACAAACCGGGACGCCAGCGGACGTAACCGCCGAGGTCCAGGCTAGACTCGCACAGATTGCGGCAAACAAAGCAGCAGCAGCAGCAGCCCGGGCAGCAGCAGCCAACGGAGGAGCAGGAGGAGGAGTCGGAACCGGGGCAGGGCCGGGCCAGTTCGACGTCTCTAGTGCGATCCCGAACAACTTCTGGGGATATGTCATGCTCGTCGTGGGGATGAGATGATGACGCACTCGATCTCCCCGCGCGTATACAAGCTACTGAAGAACATCGACCTAGAGAACGTAACCAATGCTCAGGTGACTTCAACAGGCGATCCGATCTCAATTGAGGAGCTGAATAGAGAAGAATGTATTCGTCTCATCATCGTCAACCTCGCCAGGCTATCGGTCAAACAGGAATGGGACGGGCTGTTAGGATGAGGCCAGAAGATCGTAAGCCTTCGAAGAGGGTCTTTCCCCTCCTGCAGAACCTCGATCTAGATACGGTGACGTTCGCCCAGGTGCAAAGCGTAGGGAACCCGATCAGCATAGAGGACATGAACGAGCAGGAAATGGTTGATCTCATCATCGTCAATCTAGCTCGGCTTGTCGTTAGCGGCGAATGGACCGGTCTCCTCGAGGCAGGAGGAGCTACGGGTAACGCAGCGAAGACGACGCCCTGGGTCGACGGCCTCACCCTGTATTGGGAAGTTGCCAGGGCGTCTCCATACGGATCGGGTACGGTCCAATCCGGGGCGATGGGAACCGACCTGATCATGTGGCCTTTCATCTCAGGGAACAGCGGTACGGTCTCGCTGATGGCCGTGGCGATCAACTCGAGTGTCACTAACACCATGTCGCTCTGCATCTATTCCGATCTCGACGGGATCCCCTCGGAGCTCCTGGGCTATGGTGACTTCGATCTCTCTGGTTCAGGGACAATCGAGCAGGACACATTTTCGGACGATATTGTTCTAGAAAAAGGGGTGCAGTATTGGTACGGGCCAAAGTCCTCAAGCGGCAACCAGCCTAACATGAAAGCTCTGAACGCCGACTACTTGCCTTCGCTCGGTCCTATTGCCAAAGGCGTCCTCGGCATTACCGCCACACCGCTTGTAGTCAACACCGAGATTGCTTACACCGACTCTATACCTGCAACCCTCACGCCTGGTAACTTCACCTATGGGGCCAGTTATAATCGGATGATCATGGGGTTGGAGTTCTAATGGATCGGACCTTCACTCGCTATTCTGGTTCGGAGATTGTCGACCAGGGGAAGTACGACGTTACCTGGCAGCAGGTCCGAAAGGAACGCGACCAGGCTCTCGCCGACTCTGACTGGCGTGCTCTGAAGGACATCGTCTTATCGACCCCTTGGAAGGAGTTTCGCCAGGCGCTTCGAGACCTCCCTCAGAATCACGACGACGCCGGCGATGCCTGCGACGCATGGCCGGTGATGCCTGATGCCTGAGCACCACGAGCACGCCGACGAGAGCTTCCCCGAGCAGGTGAAGCGCCTGGTCCTCGATAACATCGCTGCGTTCCTCGCGGGCTGGATTCTCGGAGCTGGATTAGGAAGCGCCGTGCTGGATTCCATCACGGGGATGTTCTGATGACCAAGAGAAAACCGGATAGCGTGAAAGAGGTCCGCATTTCTCTTCAGGACCGCCAATCCCAGCAGCTCGATGACATCGTGACGGCCTACATGATCGGCAACGTCCTGCCGTCCGTGGTCAGCCTGATGAAAGACGTAACTGGCATGATCGTCTTCCTCAGTCTGGCAGCCCATGTCCTCGGGTTCACTTACAAACCCGGAATAAATCTCGATATCCCTGGCGTCATCGATGACTTCGCCACTCAGAGACAGCAGGCCATCGCAGCCGGCGTCATCATCTCAGGAGGGCCACTGGGTCCAGGCTTCGGCCTGCGACTCGCCCAGCTCCTCGGACTGCTTCCTGAGAAAGAACCCTGAAAGTGGTCCTTCACATAGGGGGGTAGCGACTACGATTTGGGGCCACTGGTCCCTCAATCAGTCCAAAACAAGGATTTGTTCTCACAACAGAACGGATGAGGAGCGGGAAAAATCACGGCATCGACCGCGAAGACATGCTTGCATTGAATACAAATTAACTTCACTCGCTCGCCTCCAGCACGATCGCCTGCAGCTTGTCCCTGGATGCGGTCATATCTCGAAGGGTGTCCATCAATTTGATTTTCTCCTCGATATGTGATTGAGCATCGAGCTTGAACCGCTTCATCTCTTGGTGGTGATCGATGATGACCCCAGAGAGCCAGGCAGAACGTCCCTGCTCCATGGGGCCGCCCATTGAATTAACTGGTCGCCGAGTTTTCTTAGGCACCTCTTCCCAGATGGCGAAGGCAGCGTTGGACAGACTCGCGGTTATTCCTGGCATTCGTCCTCATCCTTCCATAGGTATTCCATCCGGATCGGCTCGCCGTCTCCAGTGAACACGTAATCAACCGCAGTGATGCCCTCGAACTCAATCAACTGCTTGGCCACCGCCAGGAGCTGTTCGCGGAAGAAGATAACATGACGGTCACTCATCAGAACCCCTCTCGTCCATACTTCGGGTCGATGATATCGAATCCAGAGGCGGTGCATGATCGGCAGACCCAACGAGAGGGAGACATCTGACAGCAGGAGTGCCGCTGGCAGATGACGCATTGACGCCTGAACAGTCCGTAGGTCATCAGTGCCACTCCGGGTCTTGATCGGTTGCCTGCTGCCTTGATACGCGCCTACGGTGGTGTAGGTCGGCTACTTCGACCTCTAAGGTCTCAAGGCGTTCAATCAATCGCAGATTGTCCGCCCAGAGAGCGATCCAAGTCTCCAGGACAACCAAGTCTACGATTACACTTTCACTTTCAGGGGGGGTGTCATCTATTTCCTTCACAATTGAGGAGAGCCGAGGCCCCTACTTGAAGTTTTATTAAATAATATCCTCGCTCTGGGTATCGGTCGCTCTGGCTTCTGGGGCGAAGCCCCATTCAGCCACACCTCCTCCCGCCGGCGATGACTGGCCCACAATAGCCACCGGACTTCAAGATTCTCTAGTATTTTGAGTGAAATCGGACCGTGAGGGAAGGTTGATGGGCGGTCGGTGGTGGTTGCA